CGCTCGGGCCGCCCGGCCTCGGCCCAGCCCTCCGGGGTCAGGCTGTCCCAGGCCTTGCCGCCCTGGGCCTTCCAGCCGGCCATGGCCTCATCCGACAGGTGCTGGCCCCAGGCGGCGGTACCCGGGTTGTAGGCGAACCCGGGGTCGATGCCCTTGGGCACCCGCACCAACCGGGGGGATGGGCCACGGATGCCGACGGTCTGCTGTTCATACTCTATAGATGGGGCCTTGTCGGCCACCGTCAGGCCCCGGCGCTTGAGATCCCGCTCATTGACCATGTACTTGCGGCACTTGCAGCCCCAGCCGTTTTGCGGGGTGTTGGTCTCCCACCAGGGGTCATCGAGGGGCAGCACCAGGTTGTCCCACGCCAGGTGTTCCGGGCGGGGGTGGTCGACCGCGTCGTTGTGTTTGTACAGGCCATAGGGGCGGCGCTGGCGCAGCGCCGGATCCTGCATCTGCTTTTCCCGGCCGGCGTTGTAGGCCTGGCGCAGGTTGGTCTCGTAGATCACCCGGGTGCGCCAGTTGCGCCCGCCCTTGTAAGCCCAGCCGTGGCGCTGGACGACCTGGTCGAACTCTTTGCGGAACTGCTGGAGGGTGGTGCCCTGCTCGATGGCGGAGCCGACTGAGGCTTGCAGATCGGCCAGCAGGTCGTCTTTCATGGCGCCGGCCACCACGAACGCCCGGGCGTGCATGCCCTCCCAGATATCGGTCCAGGCGGCCGTGGGCAGGCGCAGCTTGTCGCGGTAGTAGTCGACTGCGTTGCGGAAGGGGACGTCGCCGTACTCAGCCATGTTTCGGGTACCAATCGACGGCGATGACCCAAATCACGATCAAGAACCACAGACCACCCGCCGGCTTATCGTGTACTTCGAGGTACACGGCCCCTGCTACGAGTGCGGCAAATGCGATGCCCTGCCCAATCCATGCCATATCACGCCCCCTCCTGCACATCAAACCGCCCGGCCAGGTCGGCGGCGGCCATGCCGAGCTGGATCACCTGTGACAGCTCGTCGATGTCCAGGTAGTTGTACGCATCCACCAGCCGGTCCTGCAACTCCTCGAGTGAGTCCACCTCATCGAGCAGGGCACGGACCTTGTCCAGGGCGCCAGTGATCAGCGGGTCGGTCTGGGCCTGCAGCTGGCCGGTGGCTTTGTCGGTGGCGTCCGGTTCCGGGGTCGATTTGAGGGCCGCTTTCGCGGCGGCTTGTCCCGGCTCTTCCGGGGGTGGCGGGGGTGCGGTCTTGCTGCCCAGCACCGCCTCCTCTTCATCCGCCTGCGGGATCTGCAGCTTGTCGTGGGCCCAGCTCACCGGGATGCGCATGCCGATGCCAACCAGCTTGGGCAGGGCGTCGGACATCAGCTTGATGTCTTCGGGCTCCTGGATGTCGAACTCGAAGCGGGGGCTGCGGCGCGGATCGGCGCCGACGATGTTCAGTGCGAGCATCGGCCACACCAAGTCGCGGGTCAGGGTGCTGGCGATCTGCCGGGCATCGCTGTCACGCAAATCCTTGCGCACCTCGTTGTGCACGTCGCCCAAGTTGGAGCCCAGGCCGGTGTTCTGGGCGCTGGTGGTGAGGGTGCCGCCCAGGATCGCCTTGGACTGGGACGACTCGCACCAGGCGATCATCGCCTGGAACGGGTCGGACGCCCCCTTGGCCGCCTCCTTGAACTCCATCATCATGCCCTCGGGCATGATGCCGGCGGCGTTGTGGCCGATGGAGGTGACCGCCCGCAGCAGGGTCGCCTTCTCGTTATCCGACGCGCCACTGGGATAGGTGCCGATGCGCACCGGGATGCCGTAGATCTCCAGGAACTCGGCCAGGTCGCGGATGCTGAACGTCTTGAACAGGTAGGGCCAGGCGAGCACCCGGTGCAGGCCGGCGCGGCTGATGTAGCCGGTCTTGGCCTTGTGCACGTGGCTGATCCAGCCCATCGGCCAAAGCGGCTCGCCGTTGCCGGTGTCGGTGCGCAGCAGCAGCTTGTTGCGGTCGTCCTCGTCCACGGTGAACCAGCGGGCTGGGCGGTGGGCGAGTGCGGGCAGTCGGTAGCCCTGGGCCATCTCCCAGATGATCTCGATGTTGCTGTACCCTTTGCCGATGCCGTCGGCCAGGTCGAAGATCACATCCTCGAAGTTGTCCAGGTCCTCGAACCACTCCTGCAGCTGGTCGGCCTGCTTCTCCTCGGCGGCGTTAGGGTTGCGCGGCGGCACGATGCGCCAGTCCAACCCCTGCAGTACCCGCTTGCGCTTGGACAGCTCGGTGAAGATGTGGGCGTCCTTCTCCTCCATGTCCTCGTACAAGTCCATCTGTTCCACCAGATCGCCGCCCTCGGCGTTCTGGAGGATGCCCGCCAGGCGCGCCGGGGTGAGGCCCCGGGTGGGGTGGTTCTCAAACTCACGCCCGATGAATCCGATGCGGGAGGTCTGCTCTTCCTGCAGCTGCTGCACCTTTATCGGGTTGCCGCGCCAGTCGAGGATTTTGGATACACGTTCCATTACCAGCCGCCTTTTTGTGAGGGGTTATAGTCGTTGTCGTTGTCGATCTCGTCCCAGCGGGATGAGGCCTTGGGGGCCGCTGTCCACTCGATGGGGGCGGCCATGTCATAGGTGGCGCAGAGCGCCATCAGGATGGCGATGGCCGAGTCGCCGTGGCGGCGGCTGGCCTTGTCGGTTTTGCCCTCCGGCAGCCGGGGGATGCCCTTGATCACCTGGATGGCCCGCAGATCGTCCAGCACGTCGGCGTCCTTCGGCAGGCTGATCTCGTCATCCTCGAACGCCGCCTTGAGCTTGGGCATGTGCTCCAGATACCAGCCCTGGGAGAGCATCACTTGCTCGATGCGGTGGCCGTAGCGGTAGGCCGCCTGTTCCGCCAGGTACTGGCCGTTGCCCCGGGCGTCCAGTTTGCCGGCGCTGAAGCGGGGTAGCCGGTCGGCGATGTAGTAGAGCACCTGCTCTTGCTGTTTGAACGGGGTGTTGCGCAGCTCCACCAGGAACGGGATATCCCGGTGCAGGTCCTGGGTCAGGACCATTGGCGACAGCACGGTCAAGTCACCACTACGCCCGAAGTCCTCACCGATGACGTGGCGTAAATCGGGATTAAGCTGCGCTAAAACGGGCTGTAAATGCTGCTCACACCAGTCGCGCATCTCGGCCTCGCGCAAATGCTCAGTCCAGCCGTTGAAGTCGGCGCTACCCTCGAAACGGAAGATCGGCGCGTCCACCATGCGGGATTCGATCAGGGCGCGGGATAGGTAGGCCCCACCGCCTTGCTTGGGCACACAGAAGTACTCCTCGAGGGCGTCCTCCTGGCTGGCGGTGTCGCGCAGCAGGTTGGCCTTCCATTCATCCTCCTTGGCCTGGCTCCACTCAATACCGCGCACCTGGCAGATGCGCTGGTACAGGCCCTGCTCACAGGCGTCGTCGAGGGTGATGCGGTGCACGCTGTATCGCTTTTTGCCCGACCGACTGTCGGTGATCAGCTCGTTGAACAGGTTGTCCACGCCATTGTGGGTGGAGATGATGCGCACCTTGCTGCCCCACATGGTGAGCGCCAGGGCGGCCTTGAGTACCTCGGCCAGTTGCTCGTGGAAGGCGGCCTCGTCGATGGTGACATTGCCCTGGCGGCCGCGCAGGTTGCTGGGGCGCGAGCTGAGCGCCTGGATCTTGAAGCCGGAACTGAAGCGGATATTGAAGGTGAGGATGTCTTTATCCTCATCTTTGAAGATCTCTTCCTCGATCTCCGAGGCGGCCTTGTTGAACGCCTTGGCCCACATGGCGGCGGCCTCGATGAACTCGATGGCCATCTCCTTGTTGGAGCCGACGTAAAAATGGTTGGTGCCACCGGCGCTGCGTTCGGCGGACGCTGACAAAACGGCATCGGCTGCCTCCGCCCATGTCAGGCCGGTACGGCGGGATTTCTCGGCGATCTTCAGATCCGAGTCATCTGCCACCCAGGCCTTCTGGTAGGGAAGCAGGACGGAGGTAGGCAGGGCGGTCATTTGTTGAGCATTCCGCGAAGCAGTGCGGCAATGACAATTGCCCAGCCGAGGCTGTCTGCCGCTTCCACAATAGCTTGTGCAATGGTCAGCTCTTCCATCAGGCAATCCCCAATATCTCACGCTTGATGGTGTCGATGCTCTCGCGGGTCATGCCCTTGGATGCCTTGGCGGCCTCCTCCACCTTGCCGGCGGCCTCTTCCAGGGCTGCCTTGCGGGCGGCCTCGCGGATCTTCGCCTCGCGCTCATCGTTCATGTTGGCGGCGGACTCCAACCGCTGCACGGCGATGGCCAGGTCCTTGAGCATCTTGGGCGAGACCGGATTACCGCTCTCGGCGGCGTCCATGGCCGTCTCGAAGGCGAGGGTGCGAATGATCTCGTTCAGCAGTTTGCCGACCTGTCCCTGGGGCGCGGAGCCCAGTTTCCCCACCCACATCTCAGCCACCTGGCGCGACTGGCGCAGGCGTGCACCGACCTCTTCCATGCGCATGGAGTACCGGTTGACGGCGGACTTGCTGACCCGGTCCTCGTGGCCATCGGCTTCCAGGACGGCATTGATCTTGGCGGTGGCGTCCAGTTGGCTGACGCGCGGATCGCGCAGCAGCTCATGCAGCTGGGCCAGGATATCGGCGGGCAGGCGGTCGATGGTGCTGGGGCGTGGCATTAACGTCTCCACCGGTTGATAGCCCAGGCCACCCATAGCCAAATGGCGACATTGACATCTGATATCAGCAGCCATCTGATATGGGAGTCACCACCCAAGGCATTCAGGACGGTAAACGACAGGCAGAGCAGGAAAGCGGCAAAGTAGTTCATAGCCCCGGCCTTGGCCGCGCCACGCCGTCCACCCGGGCCGTGCCCTGGGAGACATCGGCGCCGCGCCGGGTGAGCCGGGCCACCAGAGTACCGGAGATGTCCTCAATCCGGATCAGTCCCTGCTCCTCCAGCCAGCGCAGCTCGGTGCGCACCCGGTCACTGCTCAGGCCGTGGCCGAGCTTGCCCAGCAGGGCCTGGAGGATGTGTTCGTTGTGCGAGTAGTCGGTGTCCTGTTCCAGAATCTGCAGCACGGCCAGGCGGACCGCCGCGATCACCATGTCGTTATAACT